ATCATCTGGGGCAGCAGCCGCAGGTTCATCATCTGGGGCAATGACACCCGAAGATGCATTAAGAACAATGACAGACGCAGCATTAAAAGCGCTGTATAATACTAATTTACCTTTATGGAAAAGTATTCATGCACATATTCGTGTGCTAATAGATGCCTCGGCTGAAAGATATAGAAGATTCACACAAAATATTCCAAACGCTGCTGGTACAAATGCTCCATCAGCTGCAGATCAAGAGAGACTTGACGCTGCATGGGCAACACATACTGCTGTTGTTGATCAAATTAATAGAATTATGTAAATAAATTAAAGTTAGTAAACATTTAAATTAAAATTAGTAAAATTAGTAAAATTAGTAAACATAGTTGTTATAAATTATTACAGTTTATCAACAATCCCCTTTAATTCATCATAATATTTCTTAAAATTAGTTTTATTAGAACTTATCTTTTCCCAATCATCTAACTTTTTATAAATATCATTTTTCTTTAATCTAAAATGATTTTTAATTACTTCGCCAAATCCAAATGATGGATTTTTCAACTGTTCGAGCATAGCTAACTTCATTGTATTTAATCGAACTGGTTCATTATATTTGTTATTTGCTTCAGCTCCTTTAGCATTACCTCGATCACGTTCATATCCTGGTTCATTAAAATATGGTTCTTCACAAAAGATTAATGATTGGATTGATAGTAACACTTGGAGGATTGTTGAATTAGGTGTCCAGGATTCACCACCACTTCCACTCCAGGTTCCAAGTAATGACAAACATACCTTTCCATTATCATAAAGATTTGGATTGAATCTAAATGTTCCACCACCGGTAGTAATAATTTCAGTATGAGGAGGACTTGATGGATAATTGTAGGGTAGATACATGTCAAATTCAAAACATCCATATGCGTAAGGAGTATCTGGATGTGGAATAATTAAGAATTTCATGATACTGGTATTAGATTCATCGGTGCGAAGAAATATGGATGAAGTTTCTGAAATAGGTAAATTCTTGTGAAGATTCTTGAGTTCAGAAGAAACTCTCTTCATAAACATAGCGTCAGCAGATTTAGCCTTAGTTTGTTCCATGAATTTAAATTTGCTAAGTTTAACTATTTCACAACTTCCAAATGCCAATTCTCTCATGACACTGACGTAATCTAATTTATCAACTTCGGTAGATTTCTTTTCCAGAATTGGAATATTCTTATAAATGGTTGGATATTCGGTAAATAATTCACGTTGTTCACTAATCTTTTCAATATTAAAATGCTCATTATATTTCACCAACTTGTAGATCTCATTAAATGCCTCGAATAATCTCTCATAATATGCTTTCTTCTTATCTACTTCCATAATTGATACGTCATAGATGTATTGACGGATGTATGGAATTAAACAAGTATCACTAATAAAATCAACATTGGCACTTATGATTGGTATTAATTCACCTAATAAACTAGTAATTTTATTATTTTTTTCTTCTTCTGATTTTAAATAAGTATTAACGTCCCATTTATCACCAGTAAAATCATAACCAATACCCTTAGAAACTGGCTTATCCTGGATCTTAAGAAAATCAAAGTTCAGATTAAATTTCTTGGCATTTAGTGGTTCAGTATTTGTTAGCTTCAATAAATTTGATGTTAAGTCGTAGAATTTCTTATCTTTAATATTTGACTTGAGCTCATTAATGTCTAATTTTTCAATGTTACTATAGATACCGAACACAATATCATATAGTGTAATGGATGGATTCCATTTACTTTCATTTAGAATTTCGCAATTATTAAGAGCATAAGTAAAACTTTGATTATAAACCGATTTAACAACTATGGACGGAGGTACATATGGATACTTACAAGGAATATTGATGGTATAATTAAAAATTTCATCATTAAATTTATTTTCAACAGATATCTCAAAGATTGTATCAATTGGTTTGATAAAAATATTCTTAACACTTTTAATAATTTTGTTCAATTCATTTACAATTAAATGGATCGTCAAATTACTACCTTTCTTTTTAGAATTATTTATGATTTCATACGGAATATAATTTACTTCAGTTGTATTATCAGACGAAATAATATCATCGGATAAATCATCAATTATATGTTTGGGAACAATATCAAATTCAAACTTTACTGGTTTTACATCCTTTACATTTTCTTCTTCATCAGATGTTTCACTATCTAATTTTTCAAATATAGCATCATCTGTATCATCGTCATCTTCAATCAGAGAAGATAATTTGTATGATACTGGTTTTATAGGTGTATTAGAGGTACTGGGAGTACTTTCTGATGAACCTCTTGAACGACGCACACTCGGAGGTATACTAATTGGAACTGACTCTTCTTCTTCCTCTTCATCAGATTCAATACTTTCAAAATAATCATTGAACATAATTAATGTTTCATAGATAGAATATTTATCATCAATCAAGTCAAATAATTCCATAGTTATTGCTTCATTCTCATAATAATCAACATTTACTACCTTCATATCTTTGTACGAAATCTCTAATTCTTTCTCATCTACATAACACATAATAATGTTATCATCTTGAAAAACATCAAAATTTGTCAAGTATCGCTTTGGTTCATCAACTCTCAACTTATACTGACTAATTTGTAACTTGATGGCGTCACCCGACTTTTGAGGCTTTTTATTAAAATTAAGATTCATTTTAGGGTATATGTAATATAATGATTATATTGGTAAATTATAAATAAATCAATTTTTTGTAAACCTTGTAAACCTTGTAAACCTTGTTAACTCGGTTAACGGTAAAATCGGTTAACGGTAAAATCGGTTAACGGTAAAATCGGTAAAATCTTTAAACCTCAACATAATACTCCATACACATAATTCTCTCATTCTGTTTTGAAAATAATTCATTACGCATCATATAATCTCCATTAAGATCTGGTAATGTTTCATTACTTTGAATAACAATATTGGTTCCTTTATTATAGTAATGATGGTTCTCTGGTAGAAAAGTTTCATTGTAATGAAATGATGTTCCATTAATGGTTATGAAAAATCGTGATGTTCCAAATGATAAATTTTTCTTTAGACTTCCTTCAACATTAAGTACGTAAAATCTAGATGGATTTTTAGGAAGAACATCTACTACAATGTTTTGAATCAAATCATTTTTGTCATTACATGATCTGTAGGAAAATGATGATACCGATTCATCAAAGAAAGACATATTATCTCGAAAAATAAATTCTGCTGTAACACTTGATTTTGAGGAACTACTTGATGATCCTCCAGATCCACTTGATGATCCACTAGATGACCCGCTAGATGACCCGCTAGATGACCCGCCAGATGATCCGCTAGATGATCCGCTAGACGACCCACTTGAGCTAGTTGAACTAGGTGGGCTATTAGAAGTGCTAGAACTCCCAGAACCACTTGAACTAGAACCGCCAGTACTCGTTGAGCTAGAAGTGGGTGGAGGAGCACTGGTCGTAGAATTTTTAGACAGCATATGAGTACGAAGAATATGGCCATCTAGGGAAAAGAATAGACCGGCGAATAATAGGAACTTCAACATTTTATATATTCTAGATTTTGAATTATGTTGAGATTGATAGAAATTCAATTTTTATTTGATTTTATTTATAAAATCAAATAAAAATTAGGAAGAGCGTAGCGAGTCTCAATTTTTTAATTTATTTGTAAAAAATTAGGAAGAGCGTAGCGAGTCTCAATTTTTTAATTTATTCGTAAAAAATTAGGAAGAGTATCTATTTTTTTCTATTCCTATTATAAGAATGCAAGTTAATGAATGGGGTCCCCCTGGATGGAAATTCTTACATACAATAACATTTAATTATACACCATCCGATGAAAATAAAATTAAATATAAAAATTTCTTTGATAGTTTAGGAACAGTATTACCATGTCCATATTGTTGTTCTTCTTTTTCAACGTATTATAAGGCATTACCAATTACTGAGTATCTTGATTCCAGAGAAGGATTAACTTATTGGTTTTATGTAATTCATAATTTGGTTAATCAAAAGGTTTGTAAGCCATTGATACCATTTAAAGACGTGGTTATTGAATATGAAAGAATAAGAGCAAAATGTGGAAAAATAACCGGAGATAATGATATTGAAATTAAAACTTGTCAGTTAAAACAAAAAGAAAATACTGATCATGAACTAATTGATGCTTTTGTATCCAAAGCATTAAATATGTATCAAGAAAAAACAAATAATTATATTTTAAAATTATTTGATGATAAAGATAATCCAAATAAGGATTCAGTTAATAAAACTTGTAAATTATAAATGAACCTATTTAAACCGTTGATGAAGTAGGTTTTGCCCCAGCTTTATTTGCCCAAGTACGCGGTCCACTAGTCTGTCTACGATCACCACTAGATTGAGCACGATCCCCACTGGGTTGTCTACGATCACCACTAGATTGAGCACGATCACCACTGGGTTGTCTACGGTCACCACTAGATTGAGCACGGTCACCACTGGGTTGTCTACGATCACCATATGGTGCTCTTCGTGGAACAGTTTCGCCCTCTGAAGTACCAGGTCGCATAGTTCTTCGTCTAACAGTCGTGAATCCGTCTTCTCCAGTAGTAGCAGGTCCAGTCGCAGGTCCGGAACGAGCTTGTGCCTTAGTTCTATTAAACTTATAAAAAGTAGTATCACCGGTAGCAGACCGAAGAGCATTGTAATCATCAAAACGATCAACAACTACTTTGCCAGTATGACCATTTGAATCTACTCTAGAATAACTTACTACAGCATTGGGTACAAGTGCTAGTACTCTGTCGTTAAGTTTACTTACTTCAGTACTCTTCAATTCATCATTGAATTTAACAAAAAGTGAATAAAAATGAGGACGAAAAAGAAGACTATTACTGGTTAAAACTTGAACAAGTGCTGATACATCCTCACCAGTTACGAAAGTTTTAGGACTATCATTGGTGACTTTTTCAAGGACTACTACATTGTTTAGTGCTGATAGAGCGTTTTTAACAGTGTCACTAAGACTACCAATAACTCTGAGGGTTCTGCTTTGGAGGTTTGAAACTTGTGCCATTATACTTTTATAATTATATATACAATTTATTTCTTATATCAAATTTTTTATATTATAATATATTATAAAATATGGAGACAATCAATAATATATTATCAGATTTTTTTAAAGATCTTAATTCGGATTTCAGTATTTATTCTAAACCAACTAAACTACTACGGCCATCCCGACCATTATTACCGTCTCAATATGAAAAAATAAGTGAGAAAGTAGATAATCAAAAAGTTAAACGATTAATTAATCAAATTACAGGTGAAGGTAATGTAAATAAAGAAAAAAAAATAGTTGGGGTTGTTGCGATTGTTGATAAAGATGAGGTAAAAGAAAGTGTAAAATCATCGACTCAACATCAATTTTATTCTTCTAGTACTGAATATTAAGATTTATATTAATTCCAAATACAAATTCCTTAAAAATTTTTTATGAATAAAAATAAGAATATTAATTATTAATTCTATCAAATTATTTAAAAATCCAGTTACGTGTCTTTTAATATAATAATTTTTTAAAAATGGTTTATCTTTTTGATAATATAAATTACCAATTTCTTCCCCAACTTTAGTATATGATTCAATATTTTCATTACTATAATATAATAAATCAGAATCAAAATATATATTTTGATCACTTACATACACCACACATGAACCGCCAAATTGAAAATATGCTATTTTTTCCTTAGTATAATATTGTTTATTAATTTCTAAATTATGTACAATACTTGATACAATTGTTGAACCAACCATCACTAAATAAAATAAAGTTCCATTTTCTCTCTTAAATTTAAAAACAACTCGTTTATTATCATTCATTACGTTAATTTTACTTCGAATATAGTCTTTATCAATTGACCTAAATTTTCCATTAAATTCATTCACATCAATTAATATTCCATCTTCGGGCATATGTACATGATGATAATCATTTAGTGCTAATCTATAAAGTACGACACTATATTTAGATCTAATTCTTTCTTCATTAATTAATTCTGCTAAATCAAAATTTTTTCCCTTAATATACAAATTTAATTTATAATAGTTTTTAAAATTAAAAAATACAGATCTTGCTGAAGCAACTGAATAAATAATATTATAATTTGATTCTATTATCATGGGTTTTTTTAATTCGCGAATAAAGAAGTCATTAAATGATGTAATATTTTCTAAATTATAATTATCAGTTTTAATATTATAATTTTTTATAGCTGGATTAATTAGAATTTTACTATATGAAGATTGTAAAAAAGATCCCATCAAAACTGTTAATAAATATAATAATGTATCACTACCAAAATAAGAATTATTTAATATATCTCTTATTACTGTAAATACCATTGAATTTTTATACTCTGGAACTAGGGTATTATATCTTCTCATGTAAATATAACGATCATTCAATTTATTCTGTTTAATATTTTCAATATCATTAATTTCTAATTTTTTATAAAATAATATTGCTTTGATAATATTATTGTGTTCATAATTATAAGATTCTTTTGATTCATCTAATAGATTTATATCAAATGTTTTATCATCAATTTGAATTAATAGTTTTTCTTGATTTATTAATGTGTAAAAATATAATTCTGTTTCTTCATTAACTATATTAATTAAATTATTTTGATTCACCGATATTATTATAATATTTTTAATATTCCCAATATTTTTTACTTTCATTAACCATTTTATTAATCTCATTTAATATTATTTTTATTATTTTATACATTAATAAACTTAAAATTTCTCAACCTCTCTCAACCTATATACCCTTAAGACGGTTACCATTAAACGGTCACCCTCAAATGGAACCCTAA